TCTGACCCCCAAGAATCTCCCCACGAGTTCTTAACAAGATAATAATCGTTTCCATTTTCAGTTCCATACCCAACAGCAAGAACTCCATGATCCAAACTAGTCCCGCATTTAGCAGAAAACACGCCAGATTTATACAATTGGAATTCACGTTGGTCTGCCTCAATCGCAATAGCAACAGGTTGTTTGGTCAATGCAGCCATCATTTGCGAATCATCTGATGGTACTACATCAATATATTTAATAATATCACTCCCTGGATACACACTACATGATTTCTTACAACTACCAGAATCCTGAGTATCGCCAGATAAATACGGGTAATCCGACTCCAAGCAAAGTCCTCCGTTATTATTAATCCAATCGAATGCGTTATCCATAAGACCGCCATTGCAACCTTGGTCGTGTCCACCGTTGCGGAAATTGTCACAATCAACTAATTGTTGCTCTGAAAATGAAACGAGTTTACCATTCTTAACAAAATAAGCGCCTTCTAATGCTCCAGTAGTTGAGAAACTCCAACAGGAACCACATTGCCCTTGGTTTTTCACTGGAGTTACTGCACCAGCTTGCACCCAGTTAACTGAATCTGCAATGAAATTTTTAGTTATCCACATGACACTTCCGAAGCGTTTAGGCTTGCCAACTGCAGGTGAATATCCCAAAAACGTCTTATAATCAGAGGAATTCATCGCAGAGAATTGATTATGTCCAAGGGTATGTGAAGCATTATTTGAATTGTGATCATGGATGAAATTATCATTATCTGCCCATTTTTCAAACATACTCATATACATATGATTATCATCTACAGTGACTTTATATTCATCCAGCCAAGAATCAAAACGATCACCTAAATGGACACTAGTGACAACTGGAATCAATGCAAAAATACTAAATAACTTCATTTTATCTATACAATATATAAATAAAATCTTTCTAAATACATTTCTTATACAATATATCGGATGGAGTATTTACTCTCCACTACAGCTATATTAAAAACCGATATATAGATACATGTTACCATTGTTCCAATTCGTTCACTGAAATAGGTGTAAAACAAACATGAGCTTCCCAGAAGTATCTACAAAACGCCCATTGGAAATCAACTTTATCTGAGTAATGTTCCTTATATTTGCCCAATAAAAACGTGCGTGTTTTTTCAGGAAGAAGGTCAAATTGTGCCATCGGGAGAACATATGCAAGTTGGACATTAGAAGTAAATGGACCACGATAATTAGATATAAAAGTAGTGTCAAAATCAGGAATATAAGACTGTAAATCTACAAGTAATGGTGGATAATGATATTCGTAAGTCCATCGCCAGTCTGGGCAATCACCACTATAATATTTAAAGACCCACTCTAATCCTTCGAGATAATTAGTACATATAGATTTCGGTTTGCGTTCCATATGTAAAAGTGATCTATAATATCGGTCTTCCCATGATTTCTCACTTGGACATATATATTTTTCCTCGGGTCTGTAAATAATAGGTATATTCAATAATGCATTTGCTTTGTCATCATTAGTCTCGGTTCTCCATATTCGTTTATCGTGTTTATCACGCATTGTATATTCATTCATCAAAAATATGTGTTCGTTTTTAGCTAGTTCACGAATGAATATTCCAAAATATCTCCATTGTATTTTACCATTTGCGATGAAAAAACGGTCTTGAAATTTTCCTATATATTCTACATAAGTATTAATTAACGAAGAAATTCCATGTGTGCGAATATTTAATGCTGGAAAATGCGGAAGAAAATCATTTCCTAATAAAAAACACATAAACACATAATCATAAATTCTGCGACGATCATAAAACCGACAGTTCATGTCCTTCAAAATGGATTCGCTAAGTAATCCCATATCGAGAACATAAGGTTCGTTCGAATCCTCAACCTGAATAGCACTCTTCATAAATTCGGGCGCCTCTCTGAAAATAAATCCGTTATTAAATAAATGACTGTGGAAAATAGCAAGCATAATTAAATCAGAATCTAGTCCATAAATCATGACATTTTCACTTAGATCTGGATTATCACGGATATGTTTAAAAATCTTATGTTCCCCTTCGCCAGCTTCATTTGAACCAGATACAATCATTTTTTTCACATTATATTTTGCTTCTGTATTATTGAAAGCTTTATCCATATGAAATGATAATTCGTCCATGAATTTCGTCCCTGGGGTGATATTAGATGTAGACCACTCTGTTCGCTCAACATTCGCCATAAAAGACGATTTGTAACGTCGTGTTTTTTGCTGATTCATCTTGGCAAATGGCGCGACACCATCAAACGCGATAATTACCGTATTTGATGGATTTATTTTCTTAATATACATTTCAATATTCAATATAACATGTTGAATAATTAACGACGTATCATCAGTATTTATGGTGCGAACTACATCATAAATAATTGAATTACAATCCATGTAAAGGTTATGGAATTGCGTTTTATGTTGTTTTAAATTACGGACGATATTTGGATATTTTTTGATAACCTGTGAAAAATAACTTGGAATTCCCATGTTCATTTAAACATCGTATTGTGTTTATATGATTTCATATAATTATTATAACGTTTTAATGGGATTGGGCGAAGTTCGACAGGAATATGAGATAACGAAACTGAAATTTCCCTAAATTGTTCGTTATATCGTGAAACTTCTTCCAAATCTTTCAGTATTTCTCTACGTAAAAATTCCATATGCATATTATAATTTACTTCGTTGTATTTCATATCGATATACATCTTTTGAAGATTTAAAATATAATATTAAATCAATAATAATACACGATATAAGCAGGATGGCGATATGTGCACAATCCCTCTTGAATATCGTTACGATTATCACAAAACGGTAAGTATACGGTTGATGTGTTATCTATACAATGGTTAAATGATGAACACGCATTATAAAGAGTGGATGTGATCGACAATAATACAAACCCTAGATACAATCTAGAACATAATTTAAATTCTGGAGTAACAAACACCTTTCTAAAATCCTTATAAAATTCAGTTTGAAATGTAGAACAATCTCGATTACATATTTTATAGTTATCATCATTTTCATTTTCATTTTCTTTCGCACTTTCATTCTCACTTTCACTTTCGCTTTCCTTTTCATTTTTATTTTCATTTTCACTTTCACTTTCACTTTCACTTTCGTTTTCACTTTCATTTTCACTTTCGTTTTCATTTTCATTTTCACTTTCGTTTTCATTTTCACTTTCTTTCTTACTTTCACTTTCTTTCTTACTTTCACTTTCACCCTTTGTTTCATCGCTTATCTCTTTTTTTATTTCCTCTTTGCTATCGACATTACCATATATTAAACGCTTTACAAAAAACACAGTCATATATTTTATATAACCAAAAAGTATTTATATCAATTTAATATAAATACTTTTCAGACACATTTGTAATAAATCTAAATAAAATATCCAATATTATATAAAATGGTTACAAATAATGAAAAATCTACACTTATGGTGAAAAACGAGTTAGTAAATGATACTGACCAGACAAAATTAATAGAATTGATAAAGATTCGTCTTTATCGTGCGAGGGAAATTATAACAGATACGATAATTTCTGTACAATTATACAGAAAATACAATATATTTAGTAATACTGAAGTAAATATATGTATAACATCACTCAGAGAATTACATAATAAAACTATTGAAATATGTGAAAATATTCAATCTAATCCAGTTGATACAACCATAGATGCCGTTCAATTAATTACAGATAAAATATCTGCTATTATATCTACATTCGGCACCAAATATGTCGATGATATGATTTACATGACATTGGGGTCTAGTTTCGTAGAGTATATCGGAGAACCTGAACTAGTTGCAAAGTTTAATTTAATACGAAAATACATCAAGCCAATCGGATTCAAAACTATCACTACAAAAAATGACAATACAAACGACACAAAAACAATATGTATCAACAAAATTACTGATACAATAATTCAACTTGAAAACGCATCACAATTTGAATGTTTTGATTATGATAGTAACTCATCTTCGTTTCATCAAAAAGTATGGGGTATTAAGGTAATTTTTCACAGTGAATGTTCCAAGAAAACAATCATACTCTCTGGTATTGTGGACGAACTGAATCTAGATCTATTGGATAATATATACGTAAATACACGAAAAAAACAAATTTTAAGATATAATACTAGTTGTAATTTAGATGTTTTACAGCGACAAATTGACACGATGACATTGAAGGATATATTAATACATGGAGATGAAGACATAAGGAAAAAAAATGCGGCAATATGCGCGTTAGCTTCTATGACAAAAACGGATAAATTAGATAAAACCATTAAAAAATTTACATCATCTGAAATATTTGAACAACGAAATATATTAATCGATCTCTTGACATATGGCGACGATGACGAATTAAAATACATATCATATCTATTATATGATGTTATAACCGTATCAAATTTAGACTCAAATGAACAGGCTATGATTTACGATAGTTTTCCATGGGATGTCAAGAGATATTTCAAAGACGCTATGAAACATACAATGAATTATACGCATAAAATAACTAATAAATATGGGTTAAATCGTGTATCATTAGAGCAACAGGTGTATGCGATGCGTGCACCTGAACTTGTAAAAGATAAGGCAATGGCAAAGTTGAAGGAGATAAGAAATAAATCCGACGATTCGAATATTAAAGTGAAACAATATTTGGAAGGTATTTTAAAAATCCCATTCAATATATCTAGAGAAGAACCAATATTAAAGTGTACAAAATTATTAAATGTTGTCTTTAAGAATCTGATTGAGATTGCAAAACCGTTATTAAATATACCTATAAAGGCAACTTATACAAATGCGGAAATATATAGTTATATATCTAGTATAGAAACTGAAATATTGGAATGTTTGAAAAATATATTATTAACCGTCGAGTGTATAACAAAATCCCAAATAAACAAAATTATAGAGTATATAAATAAAAACGAAATAAAATGGTATAAATTGAAA